AAGAACTTCAAATCAAACCTTCTATTATCAACAAAGCCATCAAGATTGCTCACAAAGGCAATTGGTCTACCTTTAATGAAGACTGGGAAGAAGTTGAAGCTATTCTTGATATCACTAAACGGTTAGATTAATCTATTATAGAGCAGCCTACGGGCTGCTCTTTTTATGCTAATAGTTAATTTTGAGTCTAAATATTAGTTTACGTTAGTACCTTGCTCGTACCTCACTCGTACCTCACTCGTACTTGCGAGCACCGATAGGTGAGAGCTTAACTGATATTAGGATTCAAAATGGCTAAAATAATCGAACAAAGTGACAAACTAGGTAGACCAGTAGTAGCAGGTAACTTCGTTGCATTTGCACATCATAACGACTTACGAGTTGGCGTAGTAACTAAGGTATGCCCAAAACTAATCATGATAACAGAAATAGACAGAGAACGTAATAGGCATTATCGTAAGTATCAGTTTGACTTAATTGTCATGGAAGAAAATCCACTGGTAACTATGTATTGCTTAAAACACGGCAAATAAGTTATAATCAAAAAGGTTTACGACCGCCATAGGTGTCGGATTATACGGTAAGATTGGCCAGAAACAATCAGGAGTTTAAATGAGTTATGTAGATGCTTTTTATGAAAAAGATCGCGATATTATACACGTAGTTGAACGTGATACTGATGGGATTCGTCATTACAGAGAATTTCCAGCAAACTATGTCTTTTATTACGAAGACCCAAATGGTAACCATCATTCAATGAAAGGTAAACCACTGTCTAGGGTTAAAAGTAAAACCCACAAAGAACATCACAAGAATATTGCTATCTTTGGACAAACCAAGAAGTTATATGAAAGTGATATCAATGTTACCTATCGTTGCCTTGAAGACCATTACCTTAACGCAGATGCACCTAAACTAAATGTCGCGTATTTCGATATCGAGACCAGTATGTGTCCTGATCGTGGGTATTCACCACCTTCTGAAGCATTTATGCCTATCGTGTCAATCGCAGTTTATCTTCAATGGTCAGAAACCATGATCTGTTTGGCAATCCCACCAAAACACATGAGTGTTGCCGAAGCTGAAGAACAAGTGGCTGAGTTTGAAAATACGTTTATCTTTAAGTCAGAGAAAGACTTATTAGATACGTTCCTTACTATCATCGAAGATGCAGATATTCTAAGTGGATGGAACTCTGAGGCGTATGATATTCCGTATACAGTTAACCGTGTTGCCAGAGTTTTAAGCAAGAACGATACTCGTCGATTCTGTCTATGGGATCAATTACCCAAGAAACGCGAATACGAGAAATTTGGTAAAACTGAAGTTACTTATGATTTGGTTGGCCGTGTTCACATGGATAGTTTGGATGTATACCGCAAGTTTACATACGAAGAAAGACCATCTTATCGTTTGGATGCGATTGCTGAATATGAATTAGGTGACCATAAAACTCCGTATGACGGCACCTTGGAACAGTTATATAATCAAGATTTTAAGAAGTTTATTGAATATAACAGACAGGACGTTGCGCTATTGGATAAAATGGATAAAAAGCTACGATTCATTGATTTAGCTAATACGCTAGCACATGAGTGTACGGTTATTTTACCAGCAACTCTTGGATCAGTGGCAATGATTGAACAAGCCATTATCAACGAAACTCATCACCGTAAGATGATTGCTTCTAATCGCAAACCCAGAAATGATCTTGAAAATAACCAAGCTGCTGGTGCTTATGTTGCGTATCCCAAAAAAGGATTACATGATTGGGTTGCTTCTTTAGATATTAACTCATTATATCCATCTGCAATTAGAGCATTGAACATGAGTCCAGAAACTATTATCGGACAAATCAGGCCAGATGCGACTGATAAGTTCATTGCTGACCAAATGGCAAAAGGTAAGAAGTTTGCTTCGTGCTGGGAAGGAGTTTTCGCTACGTTGGAATATGATGATGTTATGTCTAAAGATTCTAATAGAATGATAACAATTGACTGGGAAGAAGGTAGTAGTGACACACTGAGTGCAGCACAGATATATCAATTGATTTTTAAATCAAGTCAACCTTGGATGCTAAGTGCAAATGGTACTATCTTTACCCATCAGGTCGAGGGTGTTATTCCCGGTTTGTTAAAACGATGGTATGCTGAACGGCAAGATATGCAGAAACGTCTTAAAACTGCAATTACTGCAGGTAACAAAGTTGAAGAAGTGTTCTGGGATAAACGCCAATTGGTTAAAAAGATCGTGCTAAATAGTTTATATGGTGCACTTTTGAACAGCGGATGTCGGTTTTTTGACAAACGCATTGGTCAAAGTACAACCCTAACTGGGCGATCTATTACCCGTCATATGATTTCTAAAGTTAATGAAATCATTACTGGGAAATACGATCATTTAGGGGAATCATGTATATATTCGGATACTGACAGCTGCGAATCTGATTCAATTATTAGAACAAATATTGGGTCGTTAACCATTGAAGAACTATTTAACAAGGGTAATATCACGTGGTCTGACGGGGAAAAAGAATATTCAAGAGATGATTCCATACAGGTAATGCATTGCAATGGTGACACGGATGAGTTAAACTATGTTAATTACAATTATGTATATCGACATAAGGTATCTAAAAGACGATTTAAGATTACCACTGAAAATGGTAAAACTGTTACGGTAACTGAAGATCATAGTATTATGGTGAAAACAGATAACGGGTATGTCGAAAAGAAACCATACGAACTCAAACCAAGCGATGTAGTAATGACGATTAACAACTATCAAGGTGAATTGAATGAATGAATTAGAACAACGAAATTTAACAGTATTGACATTTAAAAAGAAGTATCCACGCCAGTACAAGTTTTTACTGAAATATTACGGAGGTATTCGAATTTTTGATGTAATGGCGGCTGTGTGCTTATATTTGCGTGGAGCAAAACCATCGGAGTGCTCTATTTGTGGGAAGTTACTTGCGGTTGATAAATGGTCTAGGAATTCATCGTATTCACCAAGATGTAACACTCACTCGAAAACCAATCCTGATACAATAGTAACCCGTGAGATACTAGAGGCAAATAACCCGCATGGGTACACAATAGTCGAGGTGCCGCAATACGCGTCGCCATCAACATATATAAAACTACACTGCCATAATCATGGTGATTTTTCACAACCAGCGTCTAATTTCCTTAAAGGTATGCGGTGTAATAAGTGCTATGATCGTAGTACTGAAATTCCAGTAAAAGTCGATTATAATACTTGGTTGGAGCGTAGTATTGGGCATTTTGGTGATTTTTATGATTATTCAAAAGTCAGTTTTACAAGAGTGGAACGGGATATGATAACAATAGGATGCCCAGATCATGGAGATTATGAGCAACGTGCATCGACTCATATGCGCGGCCATGGTTGCCCAAAATGTGGCAGTGAGAAGATCGCAAAACAATTGATGCACACCACTGAAGAATTCATTCAGCTAGCTGATATTAAGCATTCTGGAAAATATACATATCCTAACACTGTGTATAAAGGAGCACGTGAACCTGTATTAATCGAGTGTCCACATCACGGTGAATTTCAACAGGTTGCTTATTACCACCTTGCCGGGAATGGGTGCCAAACCTGCGGTGCAGATACACCATATTCTAAATCCATTGCAGAGTATGAAATTGTTATGTGGTTAGATTCAATCGGTATCGAAAACATAAAACATACTGATCGTTCACTTGGCATTGAATTGGACATTTATTTACCAGATTATAATATTGCAATTGAGTATGACGGTATCTACTGGCACTCTGCCAACGACACCGAGTCAGAAAGTAAGCATAGAACGCGACATTTAATGAAAACCAATAAATGTGAAGCCGTTGGTATTCAGTTATTTCATATCAATGAACTTGAATGGAAAAATCCAACACAGCGAGCTATTTGGAAGTCAACGTTAGCGCATAAACTTCAATTAGCTACTAGACGTATCTATGCAAGAAAATGCAATATTGTAACTGTCCAATCTGCAGATGCCAGAAAGTTCTACGATGCAAACCATTTACAAGGATTTGCAAGTGGTTCCACCTATCTAGGATTAGAATACCAAGAAGAATTAGTTGCAGTCGCGACATTCACGAAACCACGATATCGTGAAGATAAAGATTCCTGCACTGAATTGTTGAGATTTGCTACTGTGTTAAACACCTCAGTGGTTGGTGGTTTTAGTAAATTAATAAAGCATTTCTGTAAAGACCGTACAGGAACATTGCTATCATATGCAAATCGTAGATGGAGTGTTGGTAACGTTTATAGCCAGTGTGGATTTATCCTTGACGACGTGTCTAACCCAGGGTATTATTACACCAACAACCGGCAGATATGGCATCGAAGTAAATTCCAAAAGCACAAACTGAAAGACTTATTGGAAATATTCGATCCTAATCTATCAGAGGCAGAAAATATGTATGCCAACAAATATGGTAGAATCTGGGATTGTGGACATCTAGTTTTCGAAATGAAATTTTAAGGAATTGCAATGCAGTATGAAACAGAATTATCAACCATATCATTGGTTGAAGAGTTAACCCCGTTTGATGACGAGTATGTATACGATATTGGTGTGAATAACAAAGACCCATGGTTTTTTGGTAATGATATCATGGTTCATAACTCGGTGTATTTCTCAGCATATCCAACATTAAAACCATTGATTGATGCGGGTCAAATACCATGGGATAAGGAATCGGTCATCCAGTTCTACGATGCGATTGGCGTTGAAGTTAATGACACATTCCCGAAATTTATGTCAGATGCGTTCAATTGCCCAAAAGCTCGTGGCTCTGTTATTAAGGCTGGTCGTGAGATTATTGGGTCTAAAGCGCTGTTCATCACTAAGAAACGTTACGCGGTTCTTTATTACGATAAAGAAGGTAAACGAACTGACGTAAACGGCAAATCTGGTAATATTAAAGCGATGGGATTAGACTTGAGACGTTCTGACACGCCACCACCTATTCAGGATTTCTTGAGTGAAGTTCTGGAAATGGTGTTAAACGGCGAGCCTAAAGAGGATATCATTAACCATATCACTGAATTCAGACAAGAATTCAAGAAATGGAATGGTTGGGAAAAGGGTTCACCTAAACGAGCTAATAACATCACCAAGTATGGTACACTATTAACCGATAAAGGCAAGGCAACTATGCCAGGTCAGGTACGTGCTAGTATCAATTGGAATACATTAAAACGCATGAATAGTGACAAGTATACTATGTCTATTA